AAATTAGTTAAGATTGTCGATACTCTTGCCATACTACAACCTTATATTTGTAAACTCATCAGCCACCAATTTATCAGGTTTACCTTCAAGTGCATCCATTGCTCTTGCTTCTTTTACCTTTTGCTCATACATACTATACATTGATTGTGCAACTGTTGTGCTACCTGTGATTGCATACGCTGTCTCTGATGCAAGTCTGTAGGCTATAGCATTTGACAGTAGACTATCAAACTGTTCTGTATCTGTAACTCTTGCCAAGTAAACTATTCTGCATGTTGCTTCGTCTGAAAGTATCTTTCTGCCTTCTATCTTGAACATTACTTGACTGTCGTAAGGCGAAATCTCTGCATCTACGTTTGATGTAAAGAATGACAAAACACGCAAACAAAAAGGATCTGTTGGTAAAGTAAACTGATTGGCAAAACCAAAAGAAGGTGCTGTGCTATCTGCTGCTAACTCTGCTCTCTCTATTGCACAATTCCAAGGATGCGATCTTAGTGTTGCATCTCTTACTGTTGCAAACCTTCTGTTACAAAGTCTTGCTTCTTTTGAATTTTCTGTAAGAGCAGTAATAGTTGCTGCACCTAATAAATCCATAGCTTCATTACATATATCTACTACTGAGGGCATAATTTAACCTTTGAAAAAGGGGGATTACTCCCCCTCTTAGTTAGTTGATTACATACTCAATGATGAAAGATAAATCACCAGCAGTACCACCTGTCGCATTGAAGGTAACTGCAATGTAGTAGTACCCACCTGGATCAGTGGATGCTCCTGCATTTTCGAATAACTTTGCACCTATAGTATTAATATCTGCTGCTTCTGTTCTAAGATCGGCAACTGCTGTTGTTCCATCTGCAACTGATGTAGCGTAAAAGTCCTCGTCTACAACTGTTCCATCTGTTTGATAGATACCGACATTAAATGTGCAACTGCCACCTAAAGCATCTGTTGCAACTTGCAACTTTGTAATTGATGCGTTACTTGGTAGTGGAGCAAGCATGACAATATCATTGTCTGTACTGTCTCCAGCAGCTAATGCTATCGTTCCTTGAGCCACACGCAAAACGCCATGAAGCTCTTGTGAATTACTAGCAATTTGAGGAGTAGCTTCAAAATTAGCTACAAGTGTAGAATTTTTTGTAGTCATTTACTTCTCCCTTATGCTGACTCATCACAGTCTATCTGAACGACTTTTTCTTCTTCCATTCTCGTAGCACCGATACTCATGCAATAGTAGACCTGAGTTGCGTAACCTTTGTCACTTCTCTCGTCTATTCTTGCCATCACATCTTTACCAATCGCTAATGTAAGACCATCCTCTGCCCATGCAAAACATGAACGGATGTTACTCGCCTTTGATAGTCTGTTTGTTACAATAAACTCAAATCCCATAAAGGTATTGATCTCACCTTGGACAAGTGCCTTGACTGTGTTGAAGTCAGAAGATGTTACATTTGTATCTCCTAACAACGCATCAATCTGCTCTGGACCAACAGCTATATATCTTGGGATTGAAGGATCTACTGATGCTAAGTCAAGAGTCTTTTTAGCTGTTCTTAACTTTGCGACTGTCAAATCAGTACCACCATTTGCTATCTGATTTCCAGATAACATAGTTGTGGATGTTGAACCAGTCTCACCAGTAAACGCAGTTCCTAATGCTGCATCAATGATAACATCATCCATTGATCTTCCCATAGCTGCTGCTGCTGCTTGAGCATAAGCACTTGTTGGATCAATAAGCATACGAACTTTGTCTTGCTCATCTATGAGATCTGCGAACTCATAGTCAACTAATGACACTCTTCTTCTAGCGTGAGGAGTATCGATTTGAGGTGTATCAGAATGGCGAGTTGTACGCTTTTGAGCAGTAACTTTGCCGATCTGATCGAAAAAGGCATTTTTTCCTGTAACAGATTCTACCCTTACAGCATCTCTCAGTAATGAACCCATTTGCTGAGAAAGCATCTGCACATTAGCAGAATACTGTTGGACAAATGCCGTAGTTACATTTATTGACATTTTTTTCTCCTGTTAATAACTACGTTTTCATTTTAACTACTTTCGAGGTGCTACCCTTTCGGACACTCCTAAGATTTTCAGACTCGTTAGGTCTATCGTCTTTCCGATTGCCAGAAGGACTTGTTGGCAAGCTACCCTTCACTACCCACTCGTAATATTTATTAGCGAGTTCTTTGGGATTCGTTAAGTCTCTTTGCGTTCCAAACTCTACTGCTAAACGCAAACATTCTAATCTAATTTCATGCTGCTCCATTCAACATCTCATATAAATCTTGTACTTCTTTCACAGCTTTATCTCTTGCTACTGGATTTTTTCTATCCCAATAAGCATGAGATCTGTCATTCATTATAGTATCAATCTTTGCTTTTGCATCAGCAGGACTCATTCTATAATTCACAGAGTTTTCTGATATTGTATCTTCTTTTGTTACAGAGTTTTTAAAGTCTGCAAAGTTGGCAAACGCTTTGATAAATGCAGGATGATTACCAACCTTAGTTCCGTCTTGGAGAACCATTTGCAGTAGATCCTCACCAGCTATATCTGATACTGCTCTGTTTGCTTGTGTAACTTTTGCATCATAGTCAGCACCCCACTCTGCTTTCAGACTCTGTTCAATTTGCTGTTTTTGTTGCTCTGAGTCTTTTGACATAGCTTCTGTTGTTTGCTGAATACTACTTCTGTAATAATCTAATATACCATTAGCTTGTGTCTTTGATAGACCAAGTTTATGTGCAATATCTGTGTATGTATTCACATCTCCCTCAGTAAGTATCTGACCATCAGCTTGAATAGCATAACCACTAGGCTCATCAGGTCTACCTAACTTTGAATATATGTTACTCAAATCATCCTCTGTTGGATTTTTTGGTAATGGTATTTTATCTGCACCAATTAATCTTTGTGCGTTTACATAGGAAAGTCCTAAGTTTCCTACGTCATTTATGCTTTGTAGACTTGGATGATCTCTGATTTCTTCAGGTAACTGTTGTAGAAACTCACTTCGAGATCCACTTCCACTGGCTACTTCAGCAGGAGTTTCAACTGGCACACTAGGTTGTGTTGGCTCAGTTTGGATTGCCTGTTGTTCTGTTTCGTTCATTTGTTTCCTCTTCTAACATATTTAAAATGTGCAAGTACACTGTTCTCTTGCCTTCTTCAAAAGCCGTTCCGTTACTATCGTTCTGAACGTATGTTGTATTACGATAATTACATCTTGCTTCTAAATCTTGTAACACCTTTTTTCCACTATCGGTAGTAAAAACTTGTTTATACATATATTTAATAGCTTCAATTTCCTTGACCACCACCTACCATCCTTACTGCTTGTGATGCCTGTAAAGCTGTATTTACATCTTCTTGATCCTGTTGTCTTTGCATTTGCTCTTCTTGCATTTGCTGTCTTTGCTCTCTGATTTCTGCAACTTCTGCGTTTGTCCTCAAGACACTCTTTGGAACACCTAATGAATCTGTAACATGTCTGACAAGACCATCTGCATCTAAATGATCTCCTACTGGTAAACTCTGTGACAATGGTAACAATATCTCTAATGCTTTCATTGTTGAGTTTAGGCTTGTTGACTTTTGTACCTTTGCAAGTGGTGATACATATTCAATATCTATGTCTCTGCCTTGAAGTATCTCTGGTGGTATTGCAAGCATTTCATTTCTAAGCATCAATGAAAAAACTCTATCAATCAAAGGTTTCAACATCTCATTCATCAATCTTCCAAGCACAGGACCTATTACTCTCATTCTTTCTTCCTGTCTTTGCACAACTTCTGTAGCTGTCATGTTTGGAGATGTACCACTTAACAACTGGTCAACATAGAAAGCACTTCTGATTGCTTCTCGTCTTTGCTGCTCCATATTTAAACCAATAGGTATGTTAGCACCTGTATTCAGTGGTGATATTGTATCTCTTGTACCTGATCTAAAAAAGTTTAGTCCACCTGGTTGTGTTCTGACTGGCAAAATGAAGCCATCATCAGGCACTAATAGTGGAGGGTCTATTTGCTTTTGTGCTGCCTGAATGATGGTCTTACTCATTAGGTTCAACATTTTCACATCAGCGAGAGCCGTCATGGCAGGGGAGCGACCCATGATCTCTCCTGTGCTTTTTAGAAAACGAGGAACAACATAAGGAAACTCCTCGAAACCACCAATAGACAAGAACTGTTTTGTCTCCATATCAATATAAAAAGATGCGAAAGGCATGTTCTGATTATCAGGCTTATCAGGATTCCTATTCATTCTTGGCAACACTACATGAAGCAACTCTATTTCTTCATCAGGTTTTTGCTCAAATTTCTTTTTTATAAATTCTGTTACATTGTCCAAACCAAATCTTTGAATGACTTGTCTTACTGGACTCTTGTACTTTCTAAATACAGTATCAACTAAACCAAATTGATTTTCCTGAATAAAAAACTCTGATATGTGTCTTGTAGAAAACCTAAGTGTTTTATCTTCCATCTCGATAAACATACAGCCTGTACCAAACACAACAAGGTCTACATACATGCCATGCACTTCTGTTTCAAAGTTTGATCTGTTAAAGGCTCTCATCATACTCATAGATGAACTCTCAAGCCATTCACGAACCTCATCATCTCTACCTATGTTTTCATCTTTCATGTCCAAATGAAACCAAGGTGTAGCACCTGATGTAAGCATACCATGCAAAGCTGACGATAATAGATCAACAGCTAACTGTGATGTACTATCGAATATATTTTCTGATCTTTTTTCACCACGACTTCTTTTTCTTACAATATCAGACTTCTCAGGTAGCATATAATCAGCCAACTCCTGATAGTGTGTATTCCAATACTTTCTGTAAGTCTCAAGATAGTTAAGTCTATTAACTAGTTCTTTTGCAAAGTCTGCCATTACGCTGTTAACCCTGGTCTACCTGTACTGCCTGATGCTTGCCCTGAAGTCATACCTGTTACTATTGTTGATCCACGACCTTTTCTTCTACGTCTTTCATCTGCAACATTCTCTTCAGCTAAAGCTGCTGCTCTTTGTGTTTCAGCATCATCAACCATCATTGGTGGATCAGGAGGTGGAGGTGGAGGTGGTATATTAATTTTTGGTCTTAGAAATGACATCTTCTTCTCCTATACAACTGATCTTTCGCCTTTACCTCTTTGTAAAGCACCATAACCCTCTATTATTGTGCCACCCTGCCCAGGTCTTTTAGTACGTCTTGTACCTCGACCTCTTGCTAATATTGTTTCTTCTTCATCAGGAATAATCTCAGGAGTAACTTCAGGTGTTATCTCTGGCTGTTGTGGCTGTCTGTAATCCATCTTATCTGTGCCAGTAACAGTCTCAACAACCTCTCTTGTAAGCTTTTTCACTGGTCTTTCCAAAGGCTCTACTATCTCAGCACCAACCTTTTCTACAACATTTACGGCTTTTTTTACTGGTCTTTCAAGTGGCTCAACCAAACCTTTGTCAACAGCTTTGACAGCCTTTCTTGCAGTTTTCTTAACAGTTCTTATCACACCACCCATATCAAGTTCCTTTCCATGTGTGCCAACCTAACTTTTGTGTTTCTGGTCTAAACCAAAAGGCTTTTCTAAAACCCCTCTTTGTCAGCATAAAAAAAAAAAAAAAGAAAAAAATTCTTGTATAACCTTTTTTTGCCATAAAGTCTACCAACCAAATATCTTTACCACCACCTTTATAACCATCATGGGGAAACGATAACTTACTTACATACTCATCAATATGCTTTTGTGTTGGGAAACCCCAAGTAGCAAATACAAGCAACTCACCCTTCTTTCTTACAACTTTATACTGATTGAGCATGACAGGCACTAATATACATTTACAAATATCTTCTGTATTCCAGTCTTTGTGCAAGTCACTATTCTGCATCAAGATCAGTATATCTCGCAAATCTTCATACTTACTCATGCAAAAATATTATAACTGTTATCAGCAACATCTTGTGGTGGTCTTGTGTAACTCTTTCTATTCTCAATGCCTATAGCCAAATATCTGAACGCATCTGCTGCATGTGATGTATAGTCATGCCTTGGCTGATCCCTAAACCTCTTCTTCTTCTCATCCCACTCTTGCCTGTATTGTTTCATCATCTCAAGACCTAGATGACACTTATCCCTATCAAAGTAACACTTTGGCATCAACAATCTAGCAGCATTGATACCATCAGCTACCTTCATCTTCGAAACCACCTTGAAACGTATGCCAAGACTAAACGCTGTCTCCATCCGTGATTTGCCAGACCCCAACTCTCTAATTTCAATATCATGTGGAGCAAGGTGATCTCCATAATGATAATCCTTCTTTCTAAGGACTTCTGCATAATGGTCCAATCCAAAACCAGTATTTTCATAATAGTCGATAACATTCACTGCTCCTCCTCTGTAAACCTGTGCAAACCAAATAGCTGTACTATCATTGATACCTAAATCCCAAGCTGTATGTACTGGCAACGCAGGATCATATGGCACTCTTGTAATCCTGCCTGCATCTTCAGCTTCTACAAGTAATCTTCCATAGTACGCACCAATAATCGCAGCCGTAAACGAACACTCATACTCCTGCTCATACTGCTCTAACGTCATCTGTGACTTGGCAGCATCCAACTCCGTATCTTTTACCAACTGCGTTTCACTAGCCTTTGCAATCTTCCAATACCAATAATCACTTCCCTCTTCAGTCTCATGCTTGGCTTGTGTCAGTATTTCGTAAAAATGATTATGCCCATTTGGTGTGCCTAGAAATATAGCTGCACCCTCTCTATCCGATAGTGCTGGTCTTACAACCTCCCCCCATACCCTAGGATTCTGCATCCCATACTCATCAAACACACACAAGTCCAAGTAAATACCTCTCAAAGCATCAGGATTCTCACCTGATAACAACATAATCCTACCACCATTAGGAAAGTCTGCTCTCAGTTCAGTCTCATTAAAAGTAACTCCAGGGATCACACCAGCATAATACTTTACATAATCCCAACTAATCCTCTTCGCCTGACTAAACGTAGGTGCAACCAAAGCAACTCTCGGTCTTGGCAACGGACAAGTCAAAGCATGTTTTATCATGTGATTGACAGCAAACACAGTTTTACCAAATCTCCTGTGCATAACTAGCACATTCCATCTCTTCAAGTCTCTGTGCATCTCTGCCTGTAGCACCCTTGGCTTATATGGTATCTTTACTTGCATCTGTTTCCCACACTATCCTTATCGCACCATCAGTTAACTCAACACCTGTCCTCTGCTTGATCTCACCAAACTTCTCTGGTAACACCTTCTGCACCTTCCAGCGAACATGTGTGGCATAATCCCTCAGTAAGTTAGGATCGTACATCTTACGCTTATGCAACGTATCTAAGAACATAGTCTCTAACTCTTCTAAGGTTTTCTCAGCAGATTGCTTCTGTGCAGTACGAACTACATCATTAAGCTGCTCATCCTTTGCCATGTGTCTATAAAAGGTAGCTCTGCTTACCTTTTCGTCTTTGCAAGCTTGATACAGACTATATCCGTCTGTAATCTTGCTTATGATCTTGTTTTTCTTGTATTTGCTAATCGTCATTGTGTGTTTCTATGGTGTATATATTGTTGACTATATAGAGCCTGTGCTTTGTCGGCATGCCAGGCAAAAAAAGACTCCCTCCCATGCTGCTGCAAGCTACATTTTATTTTGCTTTTTGTGTTTCTGTTCATTCTATTACAACATAAATAATTTATTCTGGTACTCATAACAATGTTTATAAATTTTCTACTATGCCATGTAAGATTGTCTCAATATATAACTATAAGAGGATAAAATTCGCAACATAAAACATTAATAATAAAACTTTTTTTAAAATAATAGTTGACAATAATAAACCAATGGTTATATTAAAACATAACAACAACTATGAAAGGTAAACTATGATTAAGAAATACAAGACTAAAAAAGAATACATTGCAGCAATTGCAAAGTACGTACCTGATCAAGACTACATTAATTATTTGAAAGCATCTAATAAAGATGTAGTTGTTGAATCATATCAAGAACTTGTACATTCAAAAGTAATTACAGAATATGCAAATTAAAAACCAGGTGCAGCAGCAATGCTGCACTAAACAACTATGAAAGGTAAAACTAATGAAGTATGAAACAATATTAGCAATAGCATTATTCCAATTCTTTTTAATGCTTCCAATAGCTTTTTATTTTCTCTCTCTAAATATGCCAAGTGTATTTTTTACATTACTAATGATATCTGGAATGTTTGGAATAATTACAATTTACTATCCATTAATAACAATCAACAACAAATAGGAGTAACTAACAATGATTAACAATAAACAAATTAAAGTAATAAATTCTATGTATGACAGTTTACAATTTATGAATAATATAACCTGGAATAAATACAGAGATGATATTTATAAATACGAACTAAAACAAGAAAAGCAGCATAGAAACGGCTGGTGCAATGGCAGATATTACGGCAAGTTTACAGCCAATCTTGCAGCTAAATATTTTACTGTTAAACATATGATTGATGCTATTACAGCCTATAACAAGTCAATATATGAAAATGATAATAGTTTACTTCATACAGTAAAAGATTATCAACGTATAAAAACAAGTATAATTATGGCTGAAAGTTTTGTTTTAAACTATCCTGATAAAATAGAAACATACCATAAACAAGATATAGATAATGCTTTGTTTCTGGAATTTGTAAAACTTGATTATTCAGAACTGGCTAAAACTGAACAAGCTGCTTAAGTAAACCTCGAAAGCCTGGAGCAATGCCAGTCTTTTAAGATTTACTTGCGTAAATCACAACAACAACAAAGGAGTATAA